AAGCCATAGAAGTAGTTACGGACTACATAGAGCTTAAATATACGTCGCTTTTCGTGGTGGATAGTGTCAAGGCTATGCCCGGCTGCATAATTCTAAACGACCGCTTCCGTAGCGCAGTCGAGGAAGTGGAAGGCGGCAACGAAGCAGGAGAGGAAACCCCAGACGGCGAGGAAGAGCGCGAGGACACGAAGTATTACAAAATCGCAGCCGAGATAACGGCCCTGCCGTTGGAAGGCGAGAAAGAAGAAGATACGCCGCGCCCAAGTTCCTACGACTTCATTGTTAAGACACGCGACATCGACACGGCGAAAGCCGTAATTACGGCGTGGATTAACATGAAGATGAAGAAGAAAGCCGAGGAAGACAACCGGGAAGCTCGGACTTTTGAAGTGTCGCTTACAGCCGCGCAGCCTTTCAGCCTTAGCGCGATTATTCCCTACGCCTTCTGCGTCGCCTACAAAGAAACCGAAACAATAACGATTAAGCCGTAAAACAACCGGGGCGCGTTTGCTGACCCAGTGAACGCGCCCCATCAAACCACCGCTATGAGCCAAGACAGCATAGTAATTTTTCGTTCCTACATTGACGCGATAGCAGAGCTTCCGGCGGAACTTTACAAAGAAGTTTCAAGGGTACTTTACGCCTACGCCTTTGATGGGATAGAGCCGGACGCAGACGCAAGCCCAACGGCCCGCGCCATGTTTATTGCGTTGAAGTCGCAGATAGATTTTAATATAGCGAGGTACGAAAGGGCTCGTAAGAACGGAAGCAAGGGCGGCGCACCAAAAGGCACCAGGAACAACCCCGGCGGACGGCGCGGAAAAAGAACTAACCAAGAACTAACCGAAACTAACCAAGAACTAACCGACCCCGAAAAGTTAGTTATTTCGGACGTTTTGGACGTTGAAACCGCTGAAATTTTGCCGGAAGCCGAAGAAGAAAATATGCCAAAAGTGCCAAAAAATCGCCGAAAAGGGTTTGTTAAAACTAACCAAGAACTAACCGAAAACAAACCTACAACTAACCAAAACGGCGAAAAAGAACTAACAGATGTTAAAGAACTAACCTTAATCAGTAATCAGTTATCAATAAATAATAATTATGTTGTAGTAGATAACGCGCGTGAGGTTTGTTTTTTGGAAAAGTTTTTTGCGCCGGAAAACCAATGCAGCATAGACGTACTTTGTATGCAGAACTACACCGACCGCGCCACGTTGGAACGGTACGCAGGGGAAATAATAGCCGAGTGGCAGCTGCGCGGCGTGGAGCATACCGAGTACAAGGAAGCCGCCCAACACTTGATAAACCATCTTCGCCGAAAATTTGAAGCCGACCGACGCAGAGCGCGAGAAGAAGCCGCCGCACCGAAAAGCCGCACCCAGGCCCGCGCCGACTTGATAGCGACAGCACGGAATAACCTGGCCGCCGCAATAGTGAACGACGGACAGCCGCCGAGAGTAGACAGCGCGGCAAACGATACACAACCCTTCTGATACCCCGACAGCAAATGGAACTTTTGAACAGCAATAACAGCCGGCCCAATACCCAACTGCAAATTTCCGGGGGATTGGTGCCAACCACAGCCGACAGCCGGGCTATTGCCATACGACAGCAGTATGGCAACATGGCCCAACTTTGCAAAACTTTCAGCGTGGACGCGCAAAGGTATTGCGCCCTTAACGTCGAAAAGGCGATAAGAAACGGCGTACCTACTTTTGTCAGCATCGTAAACACCTACGGCGAAGACGGAGTAGCGGCACTTATTGGCGGACACATTACCGACGCTATTGTACGAATGGGCGAGGAACGCGACATAGACCCTTACGACGTGGATTTTATATCACGCGCCATTTGTGAAAGTGAACGCTTCCGGCTATTGTCGATGGCTTCAATACTTCGCTTCTTCCACTTGTTGAAGTGCGGTGAGTTTGACATATACGGCAAGGTAACACCCCGTAAGATTTTAGAAGCCTTCCGCAAATACGCTGTCGAGCAACAGGCAAAGGAAAACCGCATAGCCTACGAGATTGAACAGGAGCGGATGCACCGGGAACAAGAAGAAGCCCGGAAAAACGCCGTATCGTGGGAGCAGTTTTGCGAAAACAAAGGAATAGACCTCAAGAAGTACCCTACGATGATGGCTTACTTCCACCGTAAAGCCGCCGAAGAAAAGGCGAAAGCAGAGCTTCCCCGGCTAATTGCGGAACTGATACAAACCTTCGTAAGCGTAATAACCTTCATTGACGGATATCTGAAAGACGAAGCCCAAAAGAAGAAATAGCCCTATGAGCCACGGAAACGTCACGATTTTCGCTCTTGCGCCGAAAGGCGGATAGTTTTAAGGCTCGACACATAAAAACGCGCCACAGGCAAAAATAAACCAATTCAGCATGAACAAAGAGAAAATATATATTTCAGGCCAAATCAGCGGCTTAACCGCCGAAGAATATGCGCCGCGCTTCTTTGAAGTGGCCCGGCAACTTCGCGCACAGGGCTACGACGTGGTAAACCCACTTGACAACGGAATAGACCCAAGCGAGGAATGGCGCGAGCAGATGAAGGCGGATATTAGACTATTGATTGAGTGCGACGCGATTTTTATGCTGTCAAATTGGGAATTAAGCAACGGCGCGACGTTGGAACGCGAGATAGCCAAAGGTTTAGGGCTTCGGATTGAATACGAGCGACCGCCGCAGCACAGGGATATAAAACGCGCCATACTTACGGCGATGTCGGTACCCTTCAAAACCATAGCCGCCGACAGCCGGGAACGCTGGCACGTCTACGCCCGGATGATATACGCCCACCATTGCAAAAAGAAGGGGGTAGCGACACAGGAAATCGCCGAAGAAACGAAGCACGACGCATCGACTATTCACTATTACCTACGCCGCTACGATAGCGAATACAAGTTTAACCGGGAGTTCCGTGCAGCCGCTGAAAAAGTGGCTACGCTATTGAGTAAAAAGTTAACCACGCCTTCGAGCGTATCACTATAAGACGAAATGGCAACAAAACAAATAAAGCCTATTTTTGGCGGTGCATACGAAGCCACCGAAGATGGCGAAATATATAGCCTAAAACGTAAGGAACGCCGCTTAATGGTTGGTGTGGTTAAGGCTTCGGGATATAGAATGGTTGTAATAACCGTAGGACGAAAGAAGCAGTATCACAACGTCCACAGGCTTATAGCCGAAACCTTTATCCCCAACCCCAAAAATTACCGAGAAGTCAACCACAAAGACGGTAATAAGTTAAATAACGCCGTAGCAAATTTAGAATGGGTAACAGCAAGCCAAAATCAGTTGCACGCAGTTACTTCGGGGCTAAGGCCTTCTTTGAAGTTGAATTACGAAAAGGCCTCGGAAATACGCGAGCTCTATGCAAGTGGAAATTATACACAACGAGAAATTGCGGCATTGTTCAACGTCGGCAAGTCATTAATAGCAGACATAATAAACAATAAAAGATGGAAAAGACAGGATTAAACGTACTTAGTCTTTTTGATGGTATGTCGTGCGGCCAAATTGCGCTTAGGCAAGCCGGAATCAAGGTAAAACAATACTTCGCTTCCGAGATTGACAAACACGCCATAGCGCAGACACAACACAACTTCCCGGACACGGTGCAGCTCGGCAGCGTTACAGGAGTACGCGCCGCCGACCTTCCCCACATTGATTTGCTGATAGGCGGCTCTCCGTGTCAAGGGTTCAGTTTTGCCGGAAAGCAATTAAACTTCGACGACCCCCGAAGCGTGCTTTTCTTTGAATACGTCCGTATTCTTCGGGAAATACAAGAATACAACCCAGGCGTTAAGTTCCTACTTGAAAACGTGAGGATGCGCCGGGAGTGCGAAAACGTAATTTCCGAGCAACTGGGGCTGTTCCCGATAGTGATAAATTCCGCCTTAGTGTCGGCACAAAACCGCGTCCGGCTTTATTGGACTAATATACGCACAAGAGAAGAAGCAAACCTTTTTGACACGAAAATATTTACGGATATTCCACAGCCCGAAGACCGGGGAATAGTGATACAGGATATTTTGGAAGAAAACGTACCGAAATCCTATCATTACAGCGAGGAACGGAAGCGTAAACTTTTAGGGCATAGCAAACGCCAAAAGGAAAAGGGTAATAACTTCGGCTTCCACCCACGCCGACCCGGAGAAAAAAGCAACACTTTAAGAGTTGGCGGACGTTGGCACGACGACTGTGTACTATTGCCTGGCCCCTGTTGCGTAGCAGTTCGAGGAAGGTTTAACCCGGAAACAGGACGGAACGAACAAACGGTAGAACTACGCCCGGACGGTAAGACAAATTGCCTTACAAGCGTGGAAAAAGATAATTTGCTTCTTGAATCGGTTTGCCTTGCACCCCGACGCACGGAGTACGGAAAAGCAATACGCCGCCAATACGAAGCCGGAGAGATACAGGAAAGCCGCCACAACATGACGGAGTTAGTACCCCGGACGGACGGCAAATCAAATACCCTTACAACGGTTCAAAAAGACAATTTGATACTTCAACTTCCCCACGGATATAACACCGGGGCAGTATTCCATGAGAAAGCCCCAACCGTAACATCAAACCGCTACGAAGCCAATAACTTAGTATTCACTCGCGAAGTGATACAATTAAACCCGGATACCGAAAGCGGCGGCAAACAGCCATTCCAACAAAACCGCGTCTATTCCGCTGAAGGCATTAGCCCGGCATTATGTTCAGCCCACGCCGGGCAAGCCCCCGCCATTCTTACAGCCGACGAGGTTCTACGTTGTTTTACCCCGACGGAGTGCGCCCGGCTTCAAACCATACCCGAATGGTACGAATGGAAGTGTAGCAAAACCCAAATATACCAGATGCTCGGTAACGGTTGGACGGTAGACGTAATAACCCATATTTTCAACTTCTTAAAAAACAGCTTATGAAGATTAAAGCAAAATTCGCGGCGTTACTTCGCCGTTGGGCCTACGCCCTTAACCCCGAAACCCCGGCGACACTTCCGACGGGCTACGAGCTTGCAAAAGTCGTCAGCATCGTAGGCTACCCACTACCCGACGGCAAGATGCCCACGCCGGAAACAATCAAGCACTTCTATAAAGTCTTAACTGAAGAAGTGCTTACCCAAGTACAGGACTGCGGCTATATACGCCACCGCGCCGACATTCACCCGGTACCAGGCGGAATGATTGACTACGAAGCAAGCCTTTACGTCGGCTTCATTCCGAGAAAGAAAACCAAGTAACACCACCAAAAAACAACGAACTATGTTAAAAACGGAGTTTGTCGGACACATAGGAGCCGACGCAGAGATAAAGGATTTTAACGGCAAGCGTTTTATATCCTTCAACGTAGCCACTTCCGAGCGTTTCAAGGACGCACAGGGGCAGACCGTAACCCGGACGACGTGGGTAAGCTGCTTAAAACCCGGCGACGGTGCGGTAGTCAACTACCTCAAGAAAGGAACACAGGTATTCTGCCGGGGCAACCTTACGGCGAAACCGTACACAGGAAAGAACGGAGTAGAAGCCGGGCTAAATTGCACCGTTACCGAGTTGGAACTGCTCGGAAGCCGACAGGACGCACAGCAGAACCAGCAGGCACAACCCGAAGCAGCCACACCGCCGCAGTCATGCCCGGCACCGGGCGAAACATACCCCGGCGGATATTCCGGCGGCTACGGAAGCAACCAATATCCGGGCGGCTTCCCTACCCAAAACGAAGATAGACCATTTTAACCCATACTTCGATGATGTTAACTTTCAGCGTGAAGATAACGGAAGGCATTATTTACGACGCTATAAAAGGCGCAGTAAACGAATGCCTTCCAGCATTGGCCCGGCAGATAGCCGGAGCGGATAAACCGGGCGACCTTTCGACGGCTTCCGGCTTCACTATCCTACGAAACGGCAAACCCATAACCGACGACCAAATAGGCAAGTTCCGGGATAAGCCGCTAACCCGAAGCGTCAAGTATAGCGCAGTCGTAACCGTCGGCGGCGTAACCGCCACTATTGGAATATGAAGCCATACGGATTTGACAGCCGATTACAGCACAGTATAGACCTACTGCGGAAGTCCGAAAAATTAGCCTTCCGATATTCCGCAGAAGGTTTTTACTTAGCTTTCAGCGGTGGCAAGGATAGCCAAGCACTCTATCACGTCGCCAAGTTAGCCGGAGTAAGATTTGAAGCACATTACGCGCTGACAACCTTAGACCCCCCGGAAGTGGTGCGCTTTATCCGAAGCCACTACCCGGACGTTATTAACGACCGACCAAAATTGACTTTCGCCCAACTTTGCATAAAGAAGAAGGCTTTACCTACCCAACTGATGCGCTTTTGTTGTGCAGCCCTAAAAGAAACACAGGGAGCCGGAACGGTAACGCTTACCGGGGTAAGGCGACAGGAAAGCGTAAAGCGTAGTTCCCGGCGAGAAGCGGAGATAGCCGGAAGTAAAGGCCCAAAGTTTCGGGGAACATTGGAACAATTCGACCAATTCACACGCGAAAAAGAAATAGAAGGCGTTCAGTGTGTCAAGGGTAAAGACAAAATAATAATAAATCCAATTATTGAATGGAGCGAAGCCGACGTTTGGCACTTCCTTAACGAAGTGGTAAAAGTGGAGCATTGCGCCCTATACGATAAAGGTTGGCGGCGTTTGGGCTGTCTATTTTGCCCAATGGCGAGTAAGAAGGAAGTGTTACGACAGGGCGCGGCATATCCCAAATATTACGCGCTGATACTTCGGACAATTCACCAATTAAGGGCAAACGGTTATATGAACAGCTACCCCGACCTTACCGATGAAGAAGTATTTAATTGGTGGATAAGTAAAGAAGGCATACGGAAATGGTATAACAACCATAAACAACCTTCATTATTCGACGACGAACCCAAGAACCCCGATTAACGATGGCACTAATGACGAAAATTTGTGAAAATTGCGGCCGACCATTCCAAGCCGACACACGCAATGTTGCGCGAGGTTGGGGAAAGTGTTGCAGTAAGTCCTGTGCAGCTTACCTTCGGGAGAAAACAGGCACAGCCGACCCGAACATAGGAAGGAAGCCGCGTATTACTTTCGACGAAATGTTAGCGAGAGCCAACGCCGAGCCGACCAAACGGAAGCCCCGGCACATTGAAAGCCATATACAGAGAAATTGCCTTACATGGTTTAGGCTTCAATACCCGGAACTTCGGTTAGTGCTTTTCGCTATACCCAACGGCGGCGCGAGGAATAAGCGCGAAGCCGGGATATTGAAAGCAGAAGGAGTAACTGCCGGAGTAGCCGATATGATACTACTAACACCGTCAGGCAGCTACGGTGCATTGTGCATTGAGTTCAAGACCGAGGACGGCAGCCAGCGGCAGAGCCAAAAGGAATGGCAAAAAGCGGCGGAAACCGCCGGAAACAAATATGTCATAGTCCGCAGTATAGAGGACTTCATACGCGAAATAAATACCTACTTGCGCCCGGCATAGTTCCGAGGTGGAAGTTTTAACGAAGTGTTTTTAGGGGCTTCCGTATCAATATACTACGGAAAGCCCCTAACTTTGTTATGCTTTTATAAAGTTACCATATAGCTGAGAGCTACCGCCAACAGCGGAAGCGGAAGGGCGCGGCTCACAACCACGCCCTTTTTTACTTAAACGCACAAAGTAATGGCACGAAAGAAAAAGACCCAGGCCGACGAAAGCGGCTTAGACTTCAACATAGGCGACATCGGGATAGAAACGCCAGATTTTGATACTTCGCTGTTTGACATATTGGAAGACGGCGAGGGAGAGGAAACGCGCTATATAAAGCCGAAGGTTTACGCCACTTCTTCGGACTTCGTGAAGTACGACAACGCCGAGAAGCTGGCTCGGGATATAGAGATAACGACCGGGGCGCGTTACGACGTGGTAGTAAACGGCAGCTTCATATTTGGCGACTTTTTGGAAGCCTTCATAGTGAGGAATAACGCCAAGTGCAAACGCTTTACTATTTCCACGCTGTCGCTTAACCAAAACAACGTAGACAGCTTGCACAACCTTATAACGCACGGATATGTAGACGAACTTAACCTAATAGTAAGCGCATACTTCTACAACATGGAGATACGCGCCTTAATTCCCTACATATACAGGCAGCTCGATATAGACAACCGCCTACAATTAGCCGTGGCAAACGTACACACGAAAACGGCGCAGTTTGAAACATTGGGCGGAAAGAAGATAATAGCCCACGGCTCGGCGAACCTACGCAGTTCCGGCAGTATAGAGCAATTCACGATAGAGGAAAACGCGGAACTTTACGACTTCTACGACAATATGTTTAGCCGGATATTGGAACGCTACCAAACCATACGAAAGCCCGTATGGGGTAAGAAAGCATGGGCGGAGATAATTAAAAAGAAGTTCAACGATTAACCTACAAAGTTATGGCAGAAGACAACGGAAGCACAAGAAGCGGCGGTAACGGCTCGACAATTCAAAGCAGCACGGCAGCGAGTATGCGCGGCGCGTCTATGAGCCATTGGGTAGACCCATTTGGTGGAGGCTCTACCGGCCCGGCACCATTCTAACCGACAATACCAAACCACAGGAGCAATGGCAAAGAACAAAAAGAAGAATGAAGAAGCGACAACCGCCAAACCGCTCGCCGGATTGGTGCAAAGCGTCGTAATAAGTCTTAGCGACATAGTACCGAACAAAGGGCAAATTCCCGGCGTACCCAAGAACCCACGCCAAATGAAGGACGACGTTAAGTTTAGGAAGCTAAAAGCGTCGATACAAGACGACCCCGAAATGTTGGCACTTCGGGAAGTGCTGATATACCAATACAACGGCCTTAACGTGATAATAGGCGGCAATATGCGTTACCGCGCCCTCAAGGAATTAGGCTATACGGAAACAATAGCCAAAATAATACCCCCGGAAACTTCGCCGGAGAAGCTACGCGCAATAGTCATAAAGGATAACGTAGCCTTTGGCGATTGGAATATGGACGATTTAGCCAACGAATGGGAAATAGACGAGTTAGACCATTGGGGCGTAGACCTTCCCGACATTGATACAGGGAAAGCCGAGAACGAGGCCGAAGAAGACGACTACGACGTAGCCGGGAACCTTCCGAGCAAGCCGAAAGCTCGGTACGGCGATGTCTACCGATTGGGAAACCACCGTCTAATATGCGCCGATAGCACCAAGCCCGAAGTATTGGATATTCTGATAGGCGACGGCAAGGTAGATTTACTTCTAACGGATCCGCCGTACAACGTGGACTATTCAAGCAAGAACGAGGCTTTAAACGCAGCCGACAAAGGAAACCGTGTGCAGAAGGACATCGCCAACGACAAAATGGCCGACGGTGCGTTTTTGGACTTCCTTACCGCAGCGTTTGAGAACGCAAACCGCTACCTCAAGAAAGGCGGCGCGTTCTACATTTGGCACGCCGGAACGGAAGGGCTTAACTTCAAATTGGCGGTCAAGTCCGTAGGTTGGGAGTTAAAGCAGATACTTATATGGGCTAAAAACAACATGGTATTAGGCCGACAGGACTATCAATGGAAGCACGAACCCTGCCTATACGGTTGGAAGCCCGGCGCGTCGCACTTCTTCATTAACCGCCGCGACCTTCTTACGCTTACCGAGGACGAAGCCCCGGACATAGACAGCATGACGAAGGACGAACTAAAAGCCCTTCTTCGCTCCCTTCTAAACGAAGACAAAACGCCGACCACGGTAATACACGAAGATAAGCCGCTACGTTCAGCCGACCACCCGACGATGAAGCCTATAAAACTTATGGGCCGGGCGATAAAGAACAGCACACGCCCCGGCGAAGTCGTGTTAGACCTATTCGGCGGAAGCGGAAGCACCCTTATGGCGGCCGAGCAGTTGGCTCGGAGTTGCTACACGGTAGAGTTAGACCCGGCATATATAGACGTGATTATAAAACGCTGGGAAGAATACACAGGCGACAACGCCGAACTATTGGGGAACTTCGCCCCGGACGCAGACGAGCCGGAACGTGAATAAGTCCGAAACAGGAACAGAGAGAAAACCAAGCATTATCAGAGAGAAGCGATGGCCAACGAACAAAACCTTATACCATTCAAGCCGGGGCAGAGCGGAAACCCGAAAGGGCGACCGAAAAGCCGCGTTCCCGAACAGCTTGTAAAGATATTCGGGAGCAAGGCCCGCGCTAAAAAATTTTACAGCCTTTCCGCCGGGGAAATAGACGAGTGGGAATCCGCTATCCTTTCCATGAGTGCCAACGACCTAAAATTATTGGCAAAGTGGGATGAGGCCCCAGCTTACCCGAAAGGGTTGGCTATTGCCGTGCTTAACGACATGAAGAACGGCAAGACCACGACCTTAGACAAACTACGGGAACGTCAGTACGGCAAACCCACACAGCGAATGGAAGTAACCGGGAAAGACGGCGGCGACTTGATACCGGCCCGGACATTGAGCAAAGAGGAAGCCGCAGAACTTCTCAAGAGCCTAAACGAAAAGTATTGAAGTGCAGATACGCGATATTGACATAATAAAAACGTGGGTACAGCAGTCTACGCTAAACTTTACGCGATACCTTTTCAAAGAAATGTATAAGCGTAAGTTTGTCGTAGGCAAGCACCACGAACTGATAGCGGCGGCGTTAGACCGGGTTTTAGCCGGGGAAATAACGCGGCTTATAATCAATATTGCGCCCCGATACGGAAAGACCGAGTTAGCCGTAAAGAACTTCATAGCGAAAGGGTTTGCACTGAATCCGAAAGCCCGGTTTATTCATTTGTCGTATTCCGACGACCTGGCCCGTGATAACTCGCGTGGCGTACAGGATATTTTGCGTTTTCCGGCATACCGTCGCCTTTTTCCCGGCACTATGCCAACAAGTATAAATACGCGCAAGTGGTGGACTAAGGAAGGCGGCGGACTTTACGCCGTGGCTTCCGGCGGACAGGTAACAGGCTTTGGCGCGGGCCTTGTTGATAAAGACGAAGACAACGAGTTAGGCGACGAAGTGGCGGCAATAACTTCGGACGGCTCGGACTTCGGCGGCGCGATTATTATCGACGACCCCATTAAGCCGGACGACGCACGAAGCGAACTTATACGCGAGAAGGTAAATCAAAAGTTTGAAACCACTATACGCAACCGTGTAAATAGCCGAAAAACGCCTATAATAATCATTATGCAGCGTTTGGATGAAGACGACCTTTGCGGCTACTTGCAGAAGTTGGAACCGGGCGAGTGGGAAGTATTGAGCCTCCCGGTTATTGAAACAAACGAAGCTGGGGAAGAAGTAGCCCTCTGGCCCTTCAAACACACGTTAGCCGAGCTTCAAGACCTACGCGAAAAAAGCCCGTGGGTATTTGACACACAGTATATGCAGAACCCCCGGCCGTTGGTGGGTCTGATGTACGAAAGAGAGTTTAAGACTTACGGCGTATTGCCTGTTACCAAGCAGCACAAAGTAAAAGCCTACATAGACACAGCCGACAAAGGCGAAGACTTCCTATGCGCTATTGTCTACGTTGAAACGGAAATAGGCAATTTCATTTTAGACGTGTATTATACGCAGGCACCAATGGAAACGACCGAGCCGGAAACGGCGCGTATGCTTACCAAGTGGGAAGTAGAAGAAGCCGTAATAGAGAGCAACAACGGCGGCGAAGGCTTTGCCCGAAACGTAGAAAAGAATTTGCGTATCCTCGGAAACAGGAAGACCGTAGTACGGACATTCCATCAAGGCAAGAATAAGGATATACGAATATTCAGCCATTCTAACGAGGTGCAGAACCTAACGAATTTTCCGGCGAAGTGGGCGACCCTCTGGCCGAAGTTCCACAAAGCCATTACCCAGTATAAGAAGCAGGGAACTAACACCCACGACGACGCGCCGGACGCGCTTACCGGCACCGTCGAGAAACGCCCGGACGGAAAGCAGGGCGTAACGAAATTAAAAAATATATTCCATTAACCCTATAACCCCGACAGCCATGCCGAAATTAGAAGAACTGATAGCAAGCGGCGATATTTCCGCCGCTATTGCGGAGTTGATGAACGGACGCATTACGCCGATGCCCGACGCGGCAGAGAACGCGGCGCAGTACGACCCCAAAAAGCACGACATCAACGACCCCAAAATACGCCCGGACAAAATCGTAGTAACCGATAAGGACAGCGAGGAATACGGCGAAGTCAAGAACATTAACGTAAACGCCGAGCTTACGACCGAACAGAAGTTTAGAATTGAAAAAGTGGCGCGTATTGCGCTGGCTATTCAAAAGCTGATAGTAAAACGCGCCGTAGCCTTTACTTTCGGGCATCCCGTCGGCTATAACGCGACCCCGGAAGGAGATAACGAGAAGGCTCTGTTAGCGGCTATAAACCGGGTATTCCACGACGTAAAGGAACGCACCGTAAACAGGAAGGTAGCCCGAAGCCTATACAGCACTACCGAAGTAGCCGAATATTGGTACCCGGTAGAAACCGAGAAGCCGCACAACCTTTATGGCTTCCCGAAAAATATAAAATTTCGCGTAGCCCTGTTCAGTCCGGCCTACGGCGATAAGCTGTACCCCTACTTCGACGACGCGCACGACCTTATCGCCTTCTCGCGTCAGTTCACGAAGAAGGGCGCGGACATGGTAACGCGCACCTACTTTGAAACATTTACGAAAGACGCGCACTATTTATGGAAGTCCGAGGGATTGGACGGCACGGACAAACGTAATTGGGAGTTGGTGGAAGGCTACCCCAAGACGCTGACCGTTGGCAAAATCCCGGTAATATACGCGGCGCAGCCCGAAGTAGAATGGGCGGACGTGCAAAGCCTTATAGACCGTTTGGAAAAATTGCTTTCCAACTTCGCCGACACCAACGACTACCACGCAAGCCCGAAAATCTTTGTTCAAGGCAAGATATTGGGCTTCGCCCGGAAAGGTGAGGCCGGGGCCATAATAGAAGGCGAAGAAGGAGCGAAAGCCGAATACCTATCATGGCAGAACGCCCCGGAAAGCGTGAAGTTGGAGATAGACACGCTTCTCCGTATGATTTACACCATTACCCAAACGCCCGATATTTCCTTTGATACCGTGAAAGGAATAGGCGCGGTTAGCGGCGTGGCGTTGCAACTTCTATTCATGGACGCGCACCTCAAGGTACAGGACAAAACGGAGATTTTCGCTGATTACCTACAACGCCGCGTGAACCTTCTAAAAGCCTACTTCGGCGTGGCTAATTTGTCGTGGGCGGAAGCCGCCGACAGCCTTCTCGTCGAGCCGGAAATAACGCCCTACATCATCGAAGACGAGCAAGGCAAGATAAACACGCTTCAAAATGCCAACGGCGGCAAGCCCGTAATAAGCCACAAGACATCTATACGCCGTTTGGGGTGGGTTGATGACGTGGAAGCCGAATATTCCGAGATACAGGCCGACGAAGAACGCGAAAACAGCTACACCGAGGGCGAGCCGACATTTTAAGCCCCGGAAGCAGCCCCAAAAGCATAACACGCTCTACCAAGGAGAGTAACGCCGCAGGAAAAGCAAATAAACCGTGTTTTTAGCCGCGTTCCGTTCCGAATGGATAGAACATACCTCTCGGACGCGGAACGCGCCTAAACGCGATTTTTTATAAAAATAACTATGCCCGAATATAACCCCACGCGCCTAATACTTCAACTTCGCGGCTTCGACGCTCGGCACTATGCGGCGACCAACCGTTACGCCCGGCAGATAGACCGACTTTATAAGACAGCTTGTGATGAGATAGCCCAAGCCGCCGGACGCATTACCCTACGCGAGGACGCGGTTTTTAGCTTCGACGACTTCCCAGCTACACGCCGACAAGCACAGGGAATTGTTACCCGATTGGCTAAAAAAGTGGAAGCAGTAATAAGCACAGGAACACAAGAGGAATGGACGGCGGCGACTCGGAAAAGCGACGCTTTCCTAAGTTCCATTATACGCACTTCCCGGCTGACAAAGGAAGAAGCGGCGCAGTACAAAGACCGTAACCTCGAAGCGTTGGCGGCTTTCCAAACTCGGAAGGTTGGCGGTTTGGGATTGAGCCAAAGAGTATGGAAGTATTGCGGCGACTTGAAAGAAACCTTAGAATTGGGTATAGATGTAGCGTTAGGAGAAGGCGGCAGCGCACAGCGTCTAAGCAAGGAGTTACGCGGCTTCCTACAAGAGCCGGAACGCCTATACAGGAGAGTACGCGACAAAGGCGGAAATTTGCGGTTGAGCAAGGCGGCGAAACTATACCACCCCGGACAAGGCGTTTACAGGAGTTCCGCCAAGAACGCCGCACGATTGGCGCGTACCGAAATAAACATGGCATACCGCGAATCCGAGTTTTTGCGTTGGCAGCAATTAGACTTCGTTGTAGGCTTCCGCGTGATGTTGAGCAACAACCACACCACGCTCGACAGCAAAGGGAAGAAAGTACCGCTATACGACATTTGCGACGAATTGGCCGGCGACTACCCCAAGACGTTCAAATTTTTGGGTTGGCACCCACAATGCCGCTGTTTGGTAGTGCCTATTATGGCCGACTACGACGAATATAACAAAGACCGGGCCAACCGCCTCAAGGCGATAGTTCGGGGTCAGTCTTATAAAAGCCTTCCTTCCCGGCGCACCGTCCGCGATGTTCCGGCGGCGTTCCGTAGCCATATAGAAACCATAGCCGACCGCGCTAAGAATTGGAAGGCTATGCCGTACTACATACGCGACAATTTCAAGAACGGCGTTATTTCCGGGGGGCTTCTTCCGTCGATATCGCAGAAAACGCAGATGCCGGGAACGACAGCAAAGCCGCCGCAGCCCTGTACGGAGTTCGACGGGGAGATAGCAAGTTATAAGACGTGGGCCTACACTTTCGGGCTTGATGTGTCGGCGTTGGATAGGCTACGCACTTCGGGCGACCGCGCCGGGCTTTATGCCGAGTTAAAGCGGTTACAGGGCGAAAGGTTTAAGCGACAGGCGGAATGGAATAAGGCCCGTAACGAGGTAGAGGACTTCGCCGTAGATAAGGCGCGAGGCTTCCCGGATATTCAGAAGGAAGCCGAAGCGATACTTAATGCCAACGAGATACGCACGACCAACTATTACGGCGACTGCATAAGCCGCCTTAAAGCCTTCTTCGCGTCGCTTCCGGGCAAATTGGCAGCAGCGAAAGCAAAGGCGGCTACTTCCTATTCGCCCATGATGCCGGACGAATTGAGGAAAGGAGCGGCACACCTACGCGGCGACGACTACGAATATAGCCGGGAGTTTTTCGACCTTTTGAAAGAAAAGCCGAAGTTAGAGATACGCCACCAAAACAAAGGCAGCTACGAAAGTATGCGCGGCAAGTTGGTAGTATTCGACAACGATACGCGCTTTACCGCTTCGCCGTGGATGCGTAAAAGTATTGCTTACCATGAGTTCGGCCACGCCATAGCCGACCAACGGAATCTATTATACGCAAAAGAAGTTACCGACCTACGCACGAAGCAAATAGCACGACTTCGTACAAGAGAGAAGGCAACTATTTGGGCGCGTGAGTGGGGAACAAACCCGAAAACAGGGAAATGGGATAAGGTCAAGGTTAGAAAAAAAGTCAGCCAAATGAGAGCCAAGACCATAGCCGACCGATTGGACTACTTATATAGTCGGATAAAGGAAAAGCCGGAAGGCGACCCGATATTTAAGCGTTATGGAATGACTAAGGCCGACGTTGTAGAGCAGATTTGCGCGGCACAGGACACACTAAAAAGCCTTATAAATTCCGTTGGCTGGGGTCATTCTACGGCATATTTCAAAATAGCCGGACACCCGGAACACGAATATTTAGCACATTGTTTTGAAAACGCATTTATAGGAAACCGCGTATTTCAGTTGTATATGCCAACCGAATACGCGGAGATGGTAGCGTTAGCGAAGTCGTTTAAGTTCTAAACGATATATAGAACGCCGTCGCTTATTGAGCCTACGACCTTCGCGCCGTTAGGCTCTTTTTTGTTGCTGATACCGGGATAGAACGGAATAAGCCGGGCTTTGCCTTCCAAACAGCGGCGGAGTATTGCCCCGGCTTTTTTTGCGTCCGGCTCGGCGTATTGAAGCAATCTTACCAATTCCATATCCTCAGCGGACGGACGTAGGAAAAGATAGGCTTCTACAAGCATATCATCGGGAAGTACCGTAACAGGTTCAATGCCTTTTTCAGTGTCTATATTGGGGATTTTCATAATATTCGGGTATATATTGCGGATATATTTCGTATATTTCCGATGGAACGCGAAGAACGAAGCCGGGGAACACGTCGACAACGTGGGCCAGTTCGGTAGACGGACGCGGCGCACCTTCCACCGGGGGGAAGTATTGCCTTACCACTTTGTCGAGTTCCCGAAACGCGGCGCGTCGTTTGGATCCACCGCTAAACTTGACTTCGCGGAGAGCGGCAGCAACAAACGCCTTACGCACTTCTTCCGGCGGCATAGCCTTTGCTACGTCTACCATGAGTTCGGCACAAGTATTCAGCGCGTCGGCTGTTACTTCGTCTATAACGGAGCGAGGAAGCAATAAATTATCCATTTTGGCTATAATTTGTTTTGAGTTCAACGCCGGAAATACGGCAGTCTACAACGCCGCCCTCGGTGGTGTTCATAAATTCTACTTCCACCTTACAGGCAAATTCTACATTAATGGCATGAGTTCCGGCGAATTGTTTCACGCGGTTTGTTATTTCACGTTCTAAATTCACTTTGTCGATATAAAACGCTTCTTCGGGGGTCAAGTTCTTTTCTTCCATACTCTGCAGATTGACATTACATCCACAAAGTTAGGGCTTTATGTTGAAGCAGCCAAATGAAGCAGAGCCGGACACAGGAACGCGCATAACTCCATAAGCACAGCCGTAACCGCGCCGGACGGAACAGCCATAACCATTCATTGCCACGCCAAATTAGCAATAGCAAAAACTACTCAAAACGCATTACTATACTACGGCTGTGTCAAATCCCGAAAAGTAACGTAGAACGTTTTTAAGTCGTCGGAATACCCGGCCATAACCGCCGCTTTTTTACCGTACCAATTAAAGCCGTCTTCCTTTCTCGTTTCGCCGTAGTTCTCGAAAAGCCATTTTATAACTTCCAATTCTTCAAGATTGCCGCATTTTACGAATACGAGGATACTTTTTATAAGATAGTTGTCAACGTCCACAAACGCCGCAAAAGGCGTAACGCTTCCCATCTTATAACATTCGTTGTCTATGTCGGCTTGTGATATTTCACATTTGAAACCGCCCTTTTCCGGTTTTTCGCCCAAAAGGTGAAGTTTGCGTAGATTGTGAGTGATTGAATCCCCTAACAGGATTTCGCCGAAGCGTGGGTTAGCGTCGAGGTATTCAACCGTTCCCTTTTCTTGAGAATGGGCGAGCAAGGGCAACAGCATAAGCAGCCCTAAAAGTAACTTTTTCATAGTACCGTCATTTTTCTAACGCAGCTTTAAATACTGCATAGGTTTTGGCTATCTTCTCTCCGTTCTTCTTGCCTAATTCAAAGTCTATATAGCCGTCTGTTGTATTGATACGCATATCGGTTATTACTTTCCCTTCAAGGGCGGACACGTCCCCGGTAAGATATATATTCAGGCCATACAGGGCAGACCCGAAAGCCCCTACTGTACCTTCTCCTTTTCCGGCGACAGTAAAGCCGCAGTTCTTAAACGTGTATGTGTTTCCGTCCGCGTCAAGGAGAATAATATCCGCGTCGTCAGATAGAGCCAATACGTTGTTAGTACACCATTTCAAGCGGAGATAGTCCGTACCGTCCTGATGTCGGAAAGCGACCCATATATTTTTCATAAGTCGGCCGCCTGTAGAACCCATAAGATTTTTGTCTGAAACAATCTTTTCAAAAGACATTTCAACAACTCGCGAGTTAGTGAACTTGTCGAGTTCGTCTACTTTGATTTTTTGAGCGTACCCCAATATCGGGAGCAGCGAAGCGAAGAAGATAAGTAAAAATTTCTTCATTTTGATTTCGTATCTTTGCAGCCGCCGTCCGAAACGGCTGGTTATACACACGAAAAAGCGCGGACTATTTAGGTTTGAGTACTTGCGGCATCGCCAAACGCCTTTACAAAGTCAAACCATATAGCCGCGCTTAGTCGATATATCGGTTGTGGATATACGACATGCGCGGTTAGGCTCAATCTTTGTAATTTGTTAATTTGGCGATTTTCAAGTACAAAGAACCTAACGCTTCCGATAGGTAGCCGGATTTCTCCCCGGCATACGGCTACAAAGTTACTGATTTTTCCTTACACACCGCACACCAACGCCATACAAATCGCACAGCGTCAAAAGTTCACGGGTGGAAGTTTTGGCGAAGTGTTGATACCTTATATCGCTATTCGTATTAATATAATACGCTAATTTTGCACTAAGTTTAAGTAGCAAATATAGTTTTTATGAACGAATTACAGGAACAAATTTTAGCTCTACTTGTAGCCAAATTTCAAGGCGAGCGAAAAGACGGATTGCAGCAGTTGGCCCTGCTGATAGGCACGACCGCCGCAAATATTGAAGAAGCAACCGAAGCCGTAGACAAACTTGCCGCCGACAAGGTTAGCCAATTCGTTAAGGACTACCGCCGGACAGCCGACGCGGAGATAGCAAAGGCAAACAAGACCTACGAAGACGGACTTAGACGTAAGTACGATTTCAAGGAAAAGGAAGCCCAGCCCACCGTGCAGACCCCGGCAACACACCCGGAACAGCAGCCCGGCGGCGCACTTACCGCCGAGCAAATACGCCAAATCATACGCGAAGAAACAAAGGACGTAAGGGACGGACTATCCAACCTTAACGGCGATAAACTTCTCGCTTCGCGCCGGGAACAGCTTGTAGCCAAACTTGATGCCGCCAAAGTAGAAGGCCGGCAGCGCGACATGGTTTTACGCAACTTCGACCGCGCCGCTTCAACCTTCGCCAATGACGACGATTTTAACGGCTACTTAACCGAGGTGCAGAGCGATATAGACGCTATTGCACAGGAGAACGCCGACAAAGGCCTACACGGACACGAAAAGCCCTTATTCGGAGCCGTGAACGATAAGGGAGTAAGCGCAGCCGTGGCGGACTACATCGCCTCCAAGAGTGAAAACAAGTCTTCCCTTTCGGGGAAGGAAGTCTAACCCTTTAACACCATTACGAAAATGGGATTTATGCGAATTGACAGGAAGAAGGACAACCGCACCGTACACGCCTGTACGCACAATTTGGCCGACATTCCCAACGGCGTAACGGTAAGTACAGCCGACCTTATCCCCGGCGTACCCCTTCTTGAAGGAACGCCGCTCGGTAAGGACGTAGCCGGAATTTACCACGCCGTAAAAACAGCCAAAGTGTCGGAAGCCGCCACCAACACCGCGACCACCTACAAAGTAGCCAAAGGGCATCATTTCAAAGTAGGCGACTTCGTGATGTTCAAGACAGGCGCAAAGGCTTATGCGATTACCGCTATTGACACTTCCGCCCTTACACACGACACCCTAACCGTCGGCACGACCCTCGGCGCAGCCGTGGAACCCGGCACCGCCATAGTACAGGCAGCAGCCGCCACCGCCGACGCTTCCGCCTTCAAGTACCGCCCCGTCGCCATGTGCGGCGACAGCTACGACGTTGAAAGCCTTTCAAATTTGGCCGTATCCGCAGTAACAATAGGCCAGTTCAAAGAGAGTATAACCCCGGCACTTAGCGACGACATTAAAGCCGCTTTGCCGACCATTCGACTAATTTAACCCGGTAAGCTATGATAGCAACATTGATGCAAGGGCTTAACGAGAAGGATATGCAGGCCGAAGTTAATACCTACGACCTTAAACCCTTCTACTTCCCTACGCTTTTCCCTCTCAAGGAGAATTACTCCTTAACGTGGAAGGCGTTGGAAACACAGGTAGGGCTAAAAATAGCAGCCGACCTCGTGGCCCGTGGCGCAACCATAGATAAAAAGACCCGTGAGGCAATAAGCCGCATACAAGGCGACATTCCAAAAATTGCCGTAAAGAAGACCAAGAACGAGGACGAACTCGACGAGTACGACCTTATGATAGCACGCACTTCCAACAACCCCGACCTTCGCGCATTAGTCGAAGCGTGGGCGGAAGATACCAACTATTGCTGGACAGCCGTAAATGCCCGTTTGGAGTGGATGGCTTTGCAGTCTATTTCGTTGGGTAAAATCACCCTTACAAACGCTAACAACGTGTCGGTACTTACCGAATACGATGTAGACTACATGATACCCGACGACCAAAAATTAGGCTTCCAGACCGGCTCCGCCGCGTGGGATAAGTCCGCTTCGGCACACCCATTCACTAAGGATTTCAAAGCGATAGTCAAGAAAGCCAAGAAACGCGGTATTTCGTTGAAATACGCCTTTATGTCGCTTGACACCTTCGCAACCCTTACGGAAACCGAGGAAGCGCAGAAAATTTGCGCTTCATTCGCAGCCAACGCCCTCGGCGTTCAGCAAACACCGAGCCTTGAACAAGTGAACACTGCCATGCGCGGTCTTTCCTACCTTCGTGGGCTTCAAATAATTGTTATCGACCAAGACATTACGATAGAACTAAGCGACGGAAGCCGCCCGTTCAGCGGCAACCCATTCGTTGAAAACGTCGTGATGCTCAGCGAAAGCAAGGTACTCGGTAACACCTATTGGAAGAAACCGGCCGACCTTAACGTAAAGGGCAGCGTAGCCATCAAAGTTATGCGCGAACATACCCTTATAAAGAAGTTTGCCACCGAAGAACCCCTCGAAGAAGTTACGATGGGCATTTCAAACGCTTTCCCGGCGTGGCGCACTTCTTCCCGTTCATTTCTGATGTCTACCGACGCAGATAAGTGGAACCACTAACCGATAGTCGGGAAGTCTTCGGGCTTCCCGGCATAACCCTTAACCGCTATGACCTACAAGGAATGGATAAACCGCACCGTAGCCCGTTTCGGAGTTAGCAACGCCGATGCGGAACTTATGTTAGCCAACCAGGCCGCGCTAATTCCCGACCCGGAAGCCGAGGTTAACCCGATTACGGCGAAAACCGCACTTTGCAAAGAGTTCGGCACCCTTATTCCATTGGCTAACGTCAGCGAGGGCGGATATTCCGTTTCGTGGAATTGGGAAGCTATAAAATTTTGGTATAACCAAACTTGCGGCGAAGTAGGGCTAACCCCTGCCAACGCGCCGAAAGTCCGCAATAGAAGCAATATATGGTAGGAGCAATAAACGACATAATTAACAGGCAGTACCCCCATTTCCTTTATAAGCGAATCAGCGACGGCGAAGCCGAACAGAACGCTAACGGAAGTTGGACTACCGCCGGGGCTTCGTGGAAGTTCTGTGGAACTTGCCGCGAGGAAACCAACGGCAAGGGTACGACCATACAGGCAGCTAACGGCCGCTTTGTCGTTTTTTCTTCCGCCATTTACGCCCCGGTTGATGTCGAGCGCATAGCCGACGGCGTGGAAGTGCTTGCTTCCGAAAGGAAGTTAGAGCCGGACGAGCTTACCAACGAGGGTATAGAAGCGGCTAAGGCTTCGGGAGTGATACGCATCTGCGGCGAGTGCTTGAAATTCGATAAAGGACGGTTGCATGGTAGGATATGGGTATAACGTCAAACTTCAACAAAAACAGCATAGACCAAACATTTAGGGCTTTTTTAGCCGAAGTGGAAAGGCAGATAATAGAAAGCCTTTGCCGTGTAGGAGAAGAAGCCGTAAAGTTGGCGAAGCTAATACCCCCGGAACGTGGCTTTAACGACCAAACAGGCAATTTGCGCTCCTCTATTGGGTACGTTGTTTGCCGTGACGGAAAGCCTGTAAACGTAGCCTTTGAAGCCGTTAAAGGCGGACACGTCGGAGTACATGAGGGCCAACGGTTAGCCTTAGAGGTGGGCGGACGCTACACCGAGGGCTACACGTTGGTAGTCGTGGCCGGCATGAACTACGCCGTACACGTCGAGAGCAAAGGGCGCGACGTTCTAACTTCCGCCGAAAAATTTGCCGAAAAGGAAATAGCCAAAGAGTTAGCTGACTTAGTTACAAACGTCAAAAACGCTTTTAAGTAGTGAAAACTTGCAGCAGCATAGACACCGACGACATCCTGTATAAACTGATACAGGCGGCCGTAGCGTCCGGGAAAGTCAATATTTCCGGCGGCGTATTCGTGCAAGGAGAGCGACCCGACAACAGCGAAACCGAGGACATAGTGATAAACACTATAACCGTAACCCACGAAAAGCCCCAAACAGGAACTTCCAACGTGAATATTTACGCTTCCGACAAAAAGGTAAAAATCCGGGGGAAGGAACAGAGGAAGGCAGACCGGGAACGACTACGCACCATTGGCGACGCATTGGCGGACTATTTGGACGCGCAGAACTTAGCCGACTTAGAATATTGGATAGAGAGCGACATCACGATAAAAGAGATTGAGGTAAAGCAGCACTACCGCAATTTGAGAATAAGCTGGAATATACATTAACCCCAATTACAATGAGTACAATAACATTAGGTTTATCCAAAATTTTAGGAAAGACCGGGGAACCTGCAAGGGGCGACTTCCAAGAAACAGGATATTCCCCTTATGGGCTGACCTACCAAGACACCGCCAAAATGACGATGGAAGACGGCGAGGAAACGGAGTTTTATTCCGAGGAAAACGACGACCCGGAAGAAATCATTTCCAAAGCCGGAAAAACAATTTTCAGTTTTTCGGTAATGAACCCCGACCTCGACACCCTAAAACGTCTTTTCGGCGGCGAAGTGGCATCAGATATTTACGCCTACCCGGACGTAACAGCCGACATCGAAGAAAGCCTTATAATCGTTCCGCGCAAGGGCTTGAAGTTCCAAGTCCCACGCGCCAAGATTAAGGCGAAACTAACGGGCGAATTTTCCAAAAAAGGGCTTCTCCTGTTGGAAGTTACCGCCACCGTCGCAAAGCCCAACACCGCCGGGCTTAAAAAGCTGTACGTTACCAAAATCACCAAGGCAGCGTAAAAGTACCAAGAACCAACCCAAACCGGAAGGCCCCGCTATTCAATTCCGGGGCCTTCCTTAATATTCAGCTATGACCGAAGAAGAAAAATTAGAGAAACTTAACCGCGAACAAAACGAGTTAAGGCTGCTTATAGGGCAAGGCGTAACTTTCGACGTGGAGATAAAGCACCGCCGCCGGAAACCCGGCTTTCGCGGCATCTTCCAAAAGCGCGAAGTTATAACCGAAACAAAGGTTTACAGCATTCAAGAACCCACGTTAGCCACCCTCGACCGCCTTAGCGCGTTGTGGCTTCAAATAGAGATAGACGAAACCAAGTTAGGGGACGACGATTATTTACGCACAGCCCGGACACTTGCCAACAAGGAGGCCCGGAGATTGGCGGAAATAGTAGCCATAGCCGTTATGGGCGAAGACTACTATAACGTAACATTCAACGGCACTACTTGCCGCCGGATTGAGCGCAAAACCGAACTACGCGACCTTACGTCGCTTTTCTTCCATACCGTCAAACCTTCCCAACTTCTAACATTGGCTATTCTTATTTCCAACGTCAGCAACTTAGGGGATTTTGTAAATTCTATGCGGTTGATGTGCGCAACGCGAACAAGCGAACAGGAAGCGACACGCATAGAAGCACAGGACTAAAATCACCATTCGGCCGCCGTGGATCCGTTTGCGCACACTTCGGCTGGACGATGGACTACCTACTACACGGTATTCCGTGGGGAACGGTACTAAGGATGCTTATAGACGCACCCGGCGTGGAAGAAACGGAAGGAAAGGGCAAAGGCGACGATACCGAAATAGCCCTTACCGACGACAACGCCGACGAAGTAATGAATCTTATAAACCAATTAGCACGATGAATATACAAAGCGGCGGCCTTTCGTTTGAAATTTCCGGCACAAACAAGCAGCTACTTAGCGTTCTGAACGAAAGTAAAAAAGCCATACAGGAATTTCAAGGCGCGGCAGTATTAGGTGGAAAGCAGATGGACGGAGCGTTTACACGCGCCGCCCAAGCCATCGACAAAGCGTTTGCAAATATTGATGTCATTGTAGACACCAATAAAGCCGCTATTACGCAGTTGGAAGCCGAATATAAGAAGCTCGGCGCGTCGGTAGCAGCAGCACTACAAGCCGGAAAGAAGGAGGAAGCCGCCGCCATGCAGACACAACAGGCAGCATTACGCGAAGAAATAACCTTACGGCAGACCGTTATAGACGAAGCCGCGAAACAAGCAGACGCACTTCTGCGTGAGGAACAGCAGCTACGCAAAACACAGGAAGCCGCCCAAAACAATACCACGGCACAGCAGTCTTTAAGAACGCAGCTTAGGAATGTCCGGGAACAATTAGGGCAAATGGAGGAAGCCGGACTACGCGGAACTGAAACCTTCCGAGCGTTGCAGAGAGAAGCCGGACGACTTGCCAACGCAATAGGCGACGCACAGACCCAGGCCAGAATATTCAGCCACGACAATGCCGGGCTTCAAGGCATGATAGCCGGACTTAGCGGAGTAGCCGGAGCGTTTACAGCCGCGCAGGGCGCAGTAGCCCTATTTGCCGGGGAAAACGAGAACCTACAAAAAATCATGTTGAAAGTGCAGGCCCTTATGTCTATAACTATGGGCTTGCAACAGGTCGCCAACGCCCTAAACAAGGACAGCGCGTTTATGCTGGTAACGGTCGCCAAAGCAAAGGAACTTTTAGCCGCCGCCAACGTGAAGTTAGCCGCCGCCCTTCATATTTCCAACACAGCTGCCGCCGCTTTAATGGCAACACTAACCCTCGGTTTGTCGGTAGCAATAACGGTTATTATTGCCGCTATTTCCAAGTTCCAAAGCAAACAGGCGGAAGCCAAGAAAGCCGCCGACGAGTTCAACAGAAAGGTAGCCGAGGCAGCCGGGAAGCCAGTAGCGGCGTTCCATGCTTTACAGGCGGAATGGCTTAAACTTACCGACAGTCTTAAAGACCGCGAAAAGTGGGTAGCCGATAATTCCGGGCGTTTTGAGGAATTGGGCTTTAAGGTTAGAAACGCAAAAGATGCGGAAGACATACTTATAAACAATAGCGGTAAATTTGTAGAGGCCATGATGATACGCGCAAAAGTATTAGCAGCCCAAGATTTTGCCGTAGACGCTTATAAGGAAGTAATTAAAGCGCAGGAACAACTTGCAAAAGCACCACGAACAATGGTTGACTCCGGCCACGGCTATTATAAAGACGGTTACGCAATGAGGGAAACCGACCACTTGATGGTAAGGAACAGCGAATGGCAAGAAGCCGAAGACGAATTAGACCGCGCCCAAAGGGTTTATAACCGCTATGTTAATATGCAAGCGGATTTTACAGCCGAGGAACGCCGACTAATTGAAAGTATAGGGCATTCCACGTCCGAGATAGTGGAAGGAAGCGTAACCGCAGCCGAAAAGGAATTACAACGCCTTAAAGGGCTTTATAACGACGCAGCGACAGATGCCGAGCGAACCGACCTCGCCCGACAGATAGCCGCACAACAAGCCGAGGTAGACAGACTTAGTTACAAGTCCGGCGGTGGCGGTAACGACAAAAAAGAAGTCGATACCTATGCCGATATGCTGGCAAAGCGAAAAGCCCTTTACGAAAAATATTTGAAGTGGATAACGAACAGCGACGCGACCGTTAGAGCGGCCGCCGCTTCCGAGTTTGCGCCACTACTACAAGAGGGCAATAGCTATCTTGACTATTTGGAACGTCAACGCACCGAGATTGAGGCCAAAGCCCAAAAGACCGCCGCCGACCTCAAGAACCTAAGCACCCTAAACAACGAGATAGCCAACACCACACGCGAATCGGTTATTTCGGCTTTCGACACGCAGCTACAAGAGGAGTTAGCTAAGTGTAAGACAATTTCCGAAATGCTTGCACTTATTGAGCAGAAGCGCGGCGAACTTGCCGGGGATAATTCCGACGTGGATAACGCAAAGGCGGAACTTCTTAGCACAGCTGAATCCGACACAAGGGAACAGGCAAAAGCAGAAACCAAGGCCGCATTACGGGAATACGCCGCTTATTTGTCGGAGAAATTAGCTTTTGAAGAAAGTTACGCCCGGAAGAAAGAACTATTAAGCAAGGCGGCCGCAGAAGCCGCCACCGACGCGGAACGCCGGGTAGCCGAAGCCGCATTAGCCGGACTTGAAGCCAAGCGACAGGAATACGACCACAGCAGCGGAAACGAGCAATACGACGCGCTTTTACAAGAATATCAAACTTTCCAAGAACAAGAAACGGCGATACTGAAGAAATACGCCGAGCAACGCGCATTAGCCGAGCAACAGGGCAACGTGTCAATGATAGCCCGAATAAACGCCAAGCAGCAGACCGAACTAAGCAAGTTGGCCGCACAGCGTCTTATGGCTTCCGAAAGTTGGGGGCAGTTGTTCAGCGATATTTCCCGGCTGTCTACGACGACTATTAACAAGTTGCTGAACGACATCAACAGCCGTAAAGTAAACTTTTCGGCACAATTCAACCCGGCAGACCTTAAAGCCATTAACGACCAACTACAAAAGGCGAAAAACGAGTTACAGCAACGTAACCCATTCTTAGCCCTACGCCAAAGCCTAACAGAACTTCGCGCCGCGATGAAGGCTGATAAGCTATTAGACAGCGACGACCCGTTTGTAGAATCATTAAACAGGAAGAAGTACGAATACGCACAATATACCGAAGCCATCAACAACAGCGACGCGACATTAGCCGGAGCCGCGAAAGAAGCCTATGCCGACCTGTTGGCAGAAGGAAGCAGCTATATAGATATGCTTCGCCGGAAGATAGCAGTACTTGAAGGGCAGAAGGTAACGATAGGCTTAAACGTCGAGGGTCAGGAGCAACTCGACATTCTTAACGCAGCCCTTAACAAAGAAACAGGGGCTACCAAGAGCGTAGGCGCGGCGTTTAAGGAACACTTCGCCGACATTGGCAGTAGCCTAACATTCGTATCGTCATGCTTCGGAAGTGTCGTAAACGGCATAAAGAAGATGGGTATAAGTATGGACGAAGAAACGGAAACCATACTTAACGACATAGGCGGCATGGTGGACGGAGCCTCACAAGTAGCGACAGGCATAGCCACCGCCAACCCTTTAAGCATTATTCAAGGCTCAATAGGCTTTTTGTCGTCGGCTTTTGACCTGTTCAACAGCCGCGACCGAAAGGCTGAGAAGTCTATAAAGAAGCACGAAGATGCCGTTACCCGATTGGGCCGTGCCTATACAGCGTTGGAACACGCCGTAGACAAAGCCCTCGGCGAAACCGTCTACCAAAACCAAAATGCCCTAATAGGAAACCTTCGGCAGCAACAGGCGGAACTGCGCGGCATGATTTCCGACGAGCAGAGCAAGAAAAAAACCGATTGGGGCCGCATTGAGGAATGGCAAGAGCAGATAGCTGAAGCCGACAGGCAGATACAGGACATAATAGCCGATATAACTAAGTCAATAACGCAGACTTCCGGCAAGGAAGCCGCCGGGCAGCTTATGGACGCTATTATAGAATCTTGTGAGGGCGGCCAAGACGCGCTTAAACACCTTAACAAAGTCTACGAGGACGTAGCCAACGACATAATGAAAAAAGCCGTAGCCAACGCCTTAAAACTTAACTTTTTGGAGAAGCCATTGCAGAACGCCGTAAAGCAGCTTCAAAAAGACATGGGGTTTGATGAAGAAGGAAACGGTAGTTTCGACGGACTTACCGAACAGGAACAGGCGCGTTTCAAAGCCGCCGTAGCCGCAGCCGGGCGCAATTTCGCCGCCGCGATGGATATGTATAAAGGCCTGTTCGAGCAGTTAGAGGACAGCGACCCCACGACCCTAAGCGGCGCGATCAAGGGAGCGAGCCAAGAAAGTATAGACCTTCTGGCCGGTCAGACAAACGCCGTAAGGCAAAACCAAATGGTTGCAATAGAGATTTTCCGGCAGCAGCTTATATGCCTAACAAGAATGGATAATAAGTTAGGCATAATAGCCGGGCGACTTCTAAGCATTATGAACCGCGTAGGAGCGGCCGACGACACCGACCTACGCTCACAAGGAATAACCGATTATTAAACGCAGCAATATGGAATTTAACGAGTTGAAGCAGATATTAGCCGGAGAAGCACAGGCGAAAGGCATTTGCAAGGAGTGGCACGAAAAGATACTTTCCGCGCCTTCCAAAGAACACCTCCTAACGTTAGCGGTCAAAGGGTCGGACTTTTGGCTTGGCAACGCTTTCGCTTCCCCGGAAGTCCGGGCGGAATTTGCCGGACTACGCCAGCACTTCGGCATCTATTTGGACGATGACAGAATAGCGGCTAAAAGTCCGCGAAGTCTTATTGCGCTCGACAGAACGGAAGGCTACGCGGAATACGGTAACTTCGACGTGGGACAGATAATAGCCCGGAACGAAGCCCGGATAGATATCACGGTAAACGGCCGCGCCTTCCTCTTGGTGGAAGTGCGCGACCATGCAGAAGTAGACATTACAGCGAGCGGCGACGCACGGATTAGCGTAATCCTTCACGGCGGAAAGTGCAGACACCGGGCGACAGACCGAGCAAACATAAAAATAACCGACAAACGCGACTGATACAATGGCATTAGAACAAAACCTTATATTAAACCTTCCGTTAGACGAAGCGGACGGCTCTACCATAGCCTACGATTTTGCGGCAAACCGCCGCGACGCTACCGTAGAAAATTGCGCTTTCGTCCCCGGCAAACAGGGCAACTGCATACGCTTCGATGGGAAAGGACACGCCAAAATAGGCGCAAACTTCGTACCCCTAAACGGCAATTTTACCGTATTGGCCTGGGTCAAGGTAAACCCATACGCCGATGGAGCGACCGCCCGACGAATAGGGATATTCTGCAATACGGCGCAGTTGGACGGAAGCCGCGCCGTCTGGATAGACATAACGCCGGATAGTTGGGGCTTCTTCACGGTAAGGAAAGCCGGGAACGTGGTAAGCGTCTATCTTGACACCCAAGTAGTAGAACGCGTAACGCTTCCGGCGACGCTAACAGGAATAGCCCTGCTTCAAGATGTCTATTCGACCGAAAACGGCTACGCCGATTTGGACGAAGTGAAAATATACAACGTAGCTATGTCAGACGACGACATAGCGCAGCAACTTAACACCGTGTCGCAACTTGAATACTACCTTAACGGTGTAAACTTCCGCGACTTCGGTATAAGGGTAGAAAGTTCCAACGGCGTATTAGACCAGCCCAAACTGAAACAGCCGGCCGCCATTGATTGGCCCGACTACCACGGCAAAGTGGTGGACTTGACAGCCAAGCGTTACGAGGAACGCGAAATAACGCTTAACTGCTGGCTCAAGGCTTCCGGGAAAATTGACTTTGTGGAACGGGTAAACAGGCTTCACGAACATTTCCAAGCCGACGGCACGGCGCGACTTATGATAAGCATCCACCCGACGAAGCCACTACTTTACGAGGTCTACGCCGCCGACGGAGTGAGCCATAACAAGCGATGGCACGACAATAAAATGATAGGTACTTTCAGTCTTAAACTACGCGAACCCGACCCGGTTAAACGTGTAGTCCGTCACCAACGAATAAACGACGCGAGCCGCGAACTAAGCATAGCTTTCAAGTCCGACAAAATGGTAAATGTCTATTGGGGCGACGGCAGCGTTACCGAAGACGTTTACGGCGACTATACAGGCTCCAAGGCGTTGAAGCATACCTATGCCGACAACGGCGTATATTACGCGGTCATCGCCGGAGTGATTGAAGAAATAACAGATTTCACTACCAACGGCATCGTAGTATGGAACAAATTATAATAAAACACGCCGACGGGAGCGAAACGCCGCTATTCAGCCGTCAGCGCGTCAGTGGAATCAGTAAGGCGACTCAAAAGACCGCCTTACTTTCCGACGACCTGGTAACGCTTTCCGTGTCGTCGGCTGTTCCGCTTCCCCTTACCATAGGCGACCGAATACAGGTTTACGGGCGCACCTATAAGGCAAACCAACTCCCGGAACCAAGCAAAAACGGACAACGCCGCTACGAATACGATGTTAGGTTTGAAGGTATGCAGTATGACCTAATAGACGCGCAGTATAAACTACCCGAAGAAGCCTACGGCGAAACATATTACAGCGACCTATACGGACATTTGCGCATATTGGTATGGAACGCTAACCGCGTTCAGCCCAACAAGTGGAGAATGGGGAGCTGCCCGGCGGAAGGCACTACCGACTACAAGAATATAACCACGTCCGGGCGAAATTGCCTACAAGTGCTTCAAGACCTTTGCAGCCAATGGAACGTAGAATTTGAGATAACGACCAACGGGGGAATCAGTACCGTTAACCTCAAGGAGAAAGCCGGGAAAACCCACGCTTTCACGCTTCGCTACGGACGTGGCAAAGGCCTATATGGTTTGAAACGTACCAACGTCAACAACGCCGGGATAACTACACACCTTTTTGTCTACGGCGGACAAGACAATTTGCCACAGGACTACTGCCATACCCGGTTGTGCCTTCCGGGGAAAACGCGCCTCACTTCCTATTTGGAAGACCCGGCGGCAATAGCCATATACGGAGTTAAGGAAAACGAAAAGAACTACGACATCAAGCCGGAGCGCGTCGGCACAGTTACGGCAATAGGCCCGGACGTTATTACGTTCAAGGACACAACCGCCGGAGATAATGCGATGTTTGACCTTAACGCCAAGAAAGCAGACGGAAGCACGCTTTATCTGATTGGCGACGTGTCGGCAAAGATTAAGTTTGAAACCGGGCAACTGGCCGGCTACGAATTTGACCTACACAGCTACGACCACGCTACAAAGACATTTGTAATAAACCGTTTCACGGACGAAAACGGCAGGGTGTTTCCGTCCGAAACCTCCGGGGCTTTCCAAATTTCCGTAGGCGACAAATATATCATCACGGAAATAAACCTACCACAAAGCTATGTAGATAAAGCACAAAATGAATTAGCCGAAGCCGCTAAAAAGGACTTCCCGGCTATGACACAACCCCAAGTGAGTTATAAACTTAGCCTTTCGGAAGACTTCTTTATAAAGATGTTCGGGCGAGAGGTTGAAACCGAGGTCTTGCACGTCGGCGACTATATACCCATCGAAGACGAAGAAATAGGAGTAAACAAGGCCGTCCGCATTGTTGAGATAAACCGCGACCTATTGAAGCGTCACACCTACGAAATAACCCTTTCCGATACCGTAACGAAGTCTACTACCGTGCGAGTTCTCAACGAGATTGAGAACATTAACGAAGTGATAACCATAAACCGACTTAGCGACCCCACCAAGGCCCGGCGCAAATGGAGAGCCACACAGGAGTTATTAAGCATGGTATTCGACCCGGAAGGCGACTATTACAGCGAGAAAATAAAGCCACTTTCGATTGAAACGCAGATGTTGGCAGTTGGTGCAAAGTCTGCCCAATTCACGCTGCAAAACATTGTATTCCAACCGAACTATAACAAGAATCCCAATACGCTTCTTGTGTCGGGCGGACTTCTATACCATTACGCGATAGAGGACGACGTAAGGGTCTGGGTATTGACTACGGCGACATATACCAACCTAACTCCGTCTAAGGCTTACTTCATATACGCCCGATGTTCACGCACAGCCGGGAACGGTACCATAATACTTTCCGAGGAAGCCCGGAAGGTTGAAGCCGAGGCCGACTGCTATAACTTCCTCGTCGGGGTGCTTAACAGCGTCGTAACCGATGCCGGGGGCAAGAACCCCGGCAGATTGGTAAGCCTTACTTACGGCAGTTCCACGATTAACGGCCGCTTCCTGCGCACCGGGCGAATAGAGAGCAGCGGCGGCGGTAAGTGCTACTTCGATTTGGATAACGACGAGATAGGCGGCGTTATTCGTTTCGTCGGCATAGACGGCAATTATTACAACATTACCGACGTTCAGCAGAAGACCGACGAATTAAAGGACTACGTTAACAATACCCTGCCGGGCATATTGGACGGCATACAGGGGCAACTCGACGGAGTGATAGAACAATGGTTTTACGAAGTGGATCCAAGCCCGACAGGGGAAAAACCGTTAGCCGAAGCCAATACCCCGGCAAAGGAATGGACAGACGCAGATACAGCCGCCGGAAACAACAACGAGAAGGAGAAACACCTCGGCGACCTTTATTATAACACTTCCTCCGGCAAGGTTTGGCGATACGTCAAAGGAAAGGTAAGACCAAGACCGGGCGCGGCATTGTCTACGACCGATTATTACTATTGGCTGGAGTTGCAGGCCACCGAGTTAGCCCAAGCGTTGCAGCTGGCGCAGGACGCACTCGCCGCCGCCAACACGAAAGCCAAGATATTCACGGCTACGCCTTACACCCCTTATCACGTCGGCGACTTGTGGGTACAGGGCAGCACCGGGCATATTCTACGCTGCATAAAAGAACGCCTAACCGGGGCTTATGCCGCTTCGGATTGGGAACGCGCATCTAAATACACCGACGACAGCGGACTGACAAACTTTATAAACAATAACTTCCTTCCGACTGTCAGCGATATAGAAGAACAGATAGACGGCAAAATAGAAAGTTGGTTCCAGACCACCGACCCGGCAACAGCATGGACTACAACCGCCGAAAGAAACAAACACGTCGGCGATATGTGGTACAACAGCAGCACAAAGACGCTAAAATGCTACCGTCGCCAAATATTACAAATTATTGGCGGCGGCACAACGTACAACTTCTTTTGGACTACAATAGAAGACCAAAAGGCAATAGACGCATACGAAGCCGCAAGTCAAGCACAAGACACCGCCGACCGTAAAAGGCAGGTATTCGTAGGGCGGCCTGCCGGCCCTTACGACGTGGGCGACCTTTGGCTAAGGGCATGGACTGACAGCACCGGGGTAGCGCGTAAAGACCTATACCGATGTGTAACATCCCGTGCATCCGGCTTCAATTCTAACGATTGGGCGGAAGCCACATTCTACGACAATACCCAAGTAACCATCGACAAAGGAATCATTACAGCCGGAACGGTGCAGCTTGCTAATAAAAATTCGCAAAGCATTGTAGTCGGAGTAACAGGCGGCGAGGACGAAGCCTCCAACGAAACCGAGGAAAGGAAAGTACGCATTTGGGCCGGTGCAAGCAAGGCAAACCGCTTTACAGCCCCTTTTCGCGTTCTTCAAGATGGTAGTTTTTATGCTACGAAAGCCACCATTTCGGGAACAATTTACGCCAATTCCGGCACTATTGGCGGTTTTGAGATTGGAAGCGGACGAATAGGTACAGCCGCAAGCGGCACATCATCAACAGGTAGCGGATTGTCGTTATACGGCGACTTCATAAAATTCGCGGACTCCTACCGCTGGGCTTCGATAGGCACAAACGTACTTCCGGCATCTTCTGGCTGTGTAGGCGTAGGACGCTTTACTAATTCCACACCAAACACCTACGGAACAAACTATGGCCTACTTTTGGATGTTTCCGGCGGCTTAACCAACATAGCTTTATCAGCCAAAGGCAACATAGTAACGGACACCGTTATGGAAAGCTACGGAATAGCCAAAATAACGCCGTCGGTAAACACTTGCCACATTCCCGGAGAGCTTACAAAGCCCACATTACTACGAATTATTGCCAAGTTTATTTACGACAATAGCGGCGTAGGACTTCCGCCAAGAAGCAGCGTTGCCGATGTGCTGGGAATAGGCAGAAGCACCGCGTTTGCGGTACGCTTCACAATGGTAGTAGACCGAAGCAGTACGAAGACAGGCTACATTTGTGGCCGAAATACCTTCGTGAAAAATAGCAACGGCGGCAACGCGATGGACACCAACCAATATCCTTACCGCCTAAACCAAAACGGCGGACAGGAAACAGGAAAGGCGAACATGGCCGCCGGGGATATTTGCGAATACCTGTTAGTCTACGACGGCGGAAGCAACTACTTCGCATATTGCCTAAATTGGCGTACATAACCACGGAATACTCTGCTAAATAGTGCCTTGTTTGCCTTTCGTCGCGGCGGAAGGCAAACAAACACTTCACGGATATTTAGCGACGTATCATTTTAATACGACAATACGGTAACTTTGCACCAACAAATTTTATACGATATGACAAACAGGAACGGCGACGTAGTGAGCGCACAAGTATCGGTAGCCGGCCTGGTGGACTTTTCCGCCGGGAACTTCCGACTTGATACGCCTTTTTGCGTCAAGAACGACGGAGAAGCGGCCGTAGTGCTTGAAGTCAACCTTTGGGGAATGCCCGAAGGCGAGTTTATAGCCACGCGCTTTACAACCGGGTGGAACCCGGAAATCGTCAGAGAGATAAAGAAAACAAGTCAAACAACCGCCCTTATTTGGGGCTATTAAAATACCTTTCAATATGGGTTTAATAATTGGCATAGGCGACACAACGCCGAAATTTCCTTACGACTACTATTATGGTGTGAGGATTAAGCAGACCGTGGCGGCTACGACCGTC